GACATAAACAAATACAGAAGAATATTAAAAAATCTGAGAGAAGATTTCTATAAGACCAATGGGATGTAATTGTAAAAATAAAAATAAAGAACAATCTCAACCTGTGATTGTAAATCAAGCCGATGGTTCAGTACAACTTAAAGAACCAATCAAACCAAACTTTTCAGAAGAAGAAAAACAAAGAGTGGAAAGATTCTTTTCACATAACTCACATATTCTTACAGAAAAGAAATGGGTAATAAATTTCCATAATCAACATTTCCCTGAACAACTAACTGTCAACTGTATGGACTGTTGGATCAGAGTGAAACAGAGAATGGATCACTTACTAAAACAATATGAACAATATGAGCAGTGGCAAAAGACCAAAGGGGAGACCGAAAAAAACCCTGAATGATCTACCAGCAAATTGGGAAACAAAACTGATCGAGATGGGGAGAGAAGGAATGTTTGACATTGATGCAATAGTGTACTTGGGTATAGGGTCTCAGTTATTTTACCAATGGGTAGAAGAAAATGATCATTTTTCAAATACCATCAATGAAATGAGACATTTAAGTCATACTTGGTGGGCTTCAATTCCAAGAAAAGGATTCAAAGAAGGAAAGTCAAAAGATGTAAATTCCAACTTATGGAGTTTGATCATGAGAAACAAATTCAAAGATCAATGGAATGTTGAGAAGAAAGTTGACATAACATCAGGTGGAGAGAAAATAGATTCAAATAAGAAAATCGAAATTGAAATAATCAAATCAAAAGAACAAAATGACCAAGAGTAAAAAGTCCTACTTTTTCAAAGCACCACAGTATGACAAATTCCAAATAGATTCAGGATCTGTAAGCAAATATGACATTAAGTCAGTATGGTTCGATGTCAAAGGATTTATGGAATCAAACGAGGAAGGTCATAGAGTCGATTTAAGACGCTTTCTCCAACGAATGAGGTATTCTGTCACGAACGCATTAAAAGCGGAAGGAATGAGTCTTAAATTCATTATGGACGCACAAATCAAAGAGTCATACGATTGGAACTTTTATTGTTTCTATGAAATCGAATTTAATTTCTTCCCACTCGAACAATATAACCACAGAGAAATGGGGAGAAAGATTGCAAACATTTCCAAGTACATCAATGCTGTTTACGAGGAAGAGAAACATCTTAAACTGTCAAAATACAAAAGAAAATTAGACACATGCCAGAATCAAGAAAACGAGGCGGAAAAAAAGCCCATAACCGCAGAATAGTTGCAAGGAACAATTACAAAAAACACGAAGCAAAAAGAATAACAGAAGAGTTTAATAGACTCCTAAAAGAAGCACAAGAAAAGAAAGAACTTGAGAGTCAAAACAACACAAGTATTTGAGGATCTATTAAACACAAATTATAGAAACTACATTTTTCAGGGATCCTCGAGAGCGGGGAAGACATGGAATATTATTCTATGGATGGTGATTGATGTTCTAAACCAAGAGAATAAAACTTATTCCATTGTAAGAAAAACTCTCCCCGCTCTCAAGGGTTCGGTCCTTCGTGATCTCAAAGAAATTTTATTGATGCTTGAGATCTACAAAGAAGAAGACTGGCATTCTGTGGATGGTTATTACCAACTTGGAACAAACATCATTGAATGGTTCTCACTGGATTCAGAAGAAAAAATAAGAGGTAGAAAAAGAGATGTTTGTTTTGTCAATGAAGCAACAGAGATTACCTATGATGAGTATGTACAACTTTCACTAAGAACATCAGAGAGAATGATCCTTGACTTCAATCCATCGTTATGGAATTCTTACCTATATGACATGGAAAAACAAGAGGACACATTCTATAGAATCGTTACTTACAAAGACAATCCATTCTTACCACAACAACAAATTGATGAGATCGAGAAACTAAGAGAAAGAGATCAAAACTTATGGAGAGTATTTGGTCTTGGACAGAAAGGTGTTCCAACAAGAGTTGTATTCAATCATCAAGAAACATATGAGGAATTACCAAAGGAAGCAAAACTATTAGGTTTCGGGCTTGATTGGGGTTACTCACATCCTTCAGCACTGGTAAGAGTCCACAAACTTGGTGATTCAATCTATTGTGAGGAAATGTTATACCTCAAAAATGTAACAATCCCCGATCTTGTTTATAAGATCAAGGATCTTGGTGTGAGTCTTTATGATGATTTTATTTGTGACTCAGCAAACCCACAGGCAATAGCAGAATTAAAAAGGGAAGGGATCAATGCAAAGCCAGTTAAGAAGAATTCAATCCTACATGGAATAGATCTAATCAAGAGATCAAAATTCTTCATACACAAAGATTCAATCAATCTGCAAACTGAACTTCAACAATATGTTTGGAAGATTGACAAGAACAATAATAATCTTGATGAACCAGTGGATGATTCAAACCACTTGCTCGATGGCATTCGTTATGTCCTTGAGATGAAGGTGGCGAGAGACACAGGAGTATATGTATACTAAAAACAATATTTATGAGTATGACCAAATTCATTGATTACAATGGAACAAAATATGAGGTAAAAGAGCCAACAATTAGCATGTGGATGGACATCATGAAACTCAAAGACATCTTGGATGAACAAGAGATGTATGTGAGAATGATTTCCAAAGTAACAGGGATCAAAGAATCTCAGATCATGGAAGAAGATGCATCAACAATCAGACGAGTTGGTAATGAGTTATACAAGTTCATGAATCAGGATCAGAAGACCTTATTCAAGAGCATTGAACTGTTTGGTGTCAAATATAATTTTGTTGATGTAACAAAGATTTCATTTGGTCAATTCGTGGACATTGACACATTCCTCAACAAAGAGGAATCATATAGAGTTTCAAACTTACAAGAACTCGCAGCCTATTTGTATACAGAAGACGGAATAAAATATGGTGAATCAGATTTCAAAGCAAGAATTGAAGTGATGAAAGAACTGCCCATCAAATACCTTGAGGGAGCAGTTTTTTTTTTGTTGAATTCAGGAAGGGCATTACCCAATCTTTCGGAAGTCTATTTGAAGAGTCCAATATTGTGGCAGATGATGAGACTGAAAATAGTTTTGCAGGGTTTTGGAAGTGGTATACAGCGATTAGTTTCCTTGCAGAAAACAAAGTTTGGCAGATTGATTCTGTTACTAACCTTTCCCTTCTGGCTGCTCTTAATCATCTTTCTTTCCTTATGGATCTCAATAAAGAAAAAGAAAGGCAAATAAAAGAACAACAACGATGAGTTTAATAACATCAGGTTTAACAATACAGATTGATTTTACAAATCAATCATCACTCATAATTGGAGGTGGATCAGGAGTTGCTGTTACAAAAGCAGACAACCTTGCAAATCCACCGTTATTTTTTTCAGGTTTTCCTGGTGCTTATTTACAATATGACTATTCAGGTTATACAAATCCTTTCGGAACATTTTCTGGAGTATGTACTTCCGATGTGGGTGGTTACGGTTTAAGTAATAAGTTAGGGGATTACGGTTCTTACCAAGATTACACAACATGGTTCTTTGCTCAAAATGAAACTGGTGTTTACATGAACCCGATTAACTCGGACAACTTCCAAAACTACCTAAATCAAACTCAAAGTTATAGATGGTTTCAAGTTGACACCTTTCCAATAACAGGAACAACAGGTTATAGAACATATACATTTTACACAGGTGGAACATCAGTAAGTCCTGAACCGTATACTGCTGTAACTGTCAATCAATGGTATGTTGTTGCTACAAGAGTATACCAATCAGGAACAACAGCAGTTACAGAGTTGTGGATCGATGGAACAATGGTTTCACAAACACAAGAAACACAAACTTTAGTAACCGCAGTCAATCCAATATTTCAGTTTTTAGAAAACCCAAATACAGGACTCAATCTCGCAGAGGTTTTAATTTATGATCGTAGATTGTCTGATTCAGAAATGACTCAGAGTTATAATTATTTTGCTGACAAATATTTCAATCCACCAATACCAATAACGCCCACCCCGACTACAACTAATACACCAACCAATACAAATACTCCATCCGTAACACCATCAGAAACTCCCAC